AGAAGCGCCAAAGGTATCTAAAAGATAATGGCTTCCACTACTCCAGTTTATGATGATGTGAATTTTCGTAACCAGTTCCCAGCTTTTGAGAACACTACGCTATTTCCTCCTGCACAACTGGAAGGCTGGTGGGATATGGGAACAGCATACATAAATATTGATAGCAACTATCCTTGGAATTTTAAAACCAAGCAATTACAGTTGGCTATTGATTTAATGTGCGCTCACCTTGCTGCATCTTTTACGCTTATTAATAATGGTATTCCATCTGTTGTCGTAACAGGCACTACAGAGGGTACTGTTACTGTTTCTATGCAACCACCTCCAAATAAAACAGCATTTGGTTGGTGGTTAGCTACAACTCCTTATGGTTCTCAGTTGAGAGCATTGTTAAGAGTAGTTGCTAATGTTGGTTTTTATGTCCCTAGACTTAATAACGCAGCAGGTTGGTGGTGAGCAAAGCGGATTTTGACAAAGTTCTAGCAAGAATAAAATATAAGCTAGAAGAAGTGCCAAAAGAATTTGATGGCATGGTAGCGCAAGTTGGTATACCAGTTGGGCCAAAATATGCTAAAGATCGTGGTGGTCAAAAAGTAGCAATTGTTGCTGCTATACAAGAATTTGGCGCACCTGCTGCTGGAATACCTCCTAGACCATTTATTATGCCTACAGTTAAGGCAGAAAAAAATAAATGGGGGGAAATTATTGCCTCAGGTATAAAAAAGGTTATTAAAGGAACTGCTACTGCTTTTGATGTGCTTGATGCGGTTGGAATACAAGCTGAATCTGATATGAAAACTATGGTGACATCAATTTATTCACCAGCATTAAGCCCTGTTACTGTAATATTAAGAAAATGGCGTTCAGCCGGAAGAAGAATTGACGCTTCAGTAGTAGAGGAAGCTAGAAGTGCAATTTCAAGAGGTGCAGATCCTGGTTCTGATAATAAACCATTAAATGATTCAGGTGTTTTGATTGCATCTATAGGTCATGCAGTTAATAAAACTGGAGCAAAGTTTAAAGTATGAATCTGCGTGGAATTGTTAATAAATATACTCAAAAGACTAATCCAAACATTAATATTAATTGGATGCAGTCTACAGGATATGTTACTGATGATACTGGCAGAAGAACGCCTACTTTTATTACTTTAACGGTAGAGGCGCAAATTCAAGCATTAAGTGCTACTGAATTAGCGCACACAGATGGGTTAAATATCTCTGGTGTTAAACGATCTGTTTACATGTATGGTAATGTAGCTGGTATCGTAAGAACGGACAAATTAGGCGGTGATATTTTAGTATTTCCTGAAGTTCCTAATAGTAGCAACAAAAATTGGTTAGTTACTCAGGTTTTAGAAACTTGGCCTGATTGGTGTCATGTTATAGTTATCTTACAGGATTAATAAAATGCAAATAAACGTAGGAACAGTACCAGGACAAGCTGCATCAGCAGAAATATTGGTTGATTTGAATGGAAATCCAATTAATTTTAATAATATAGCTGATATTTCTACTTATGGCATAACTGTAGAGGATCTTATACCAGCTGCATTGGCTACAGATGTAATTCAAATAATTGGGTCAGCTACTAAAACAGTTTACATTAATAAAATTAGAATTACTGCTGCTGCAAATAATGCCGGATCAATAGATTTTTATGGCTACAAAAGAACAGCATTAAATACTGGCGGTACATCTACACATCCTACGCCAGTAAAATATGATTCATTAAATGCCACTTCTACTGCTTCAGTTAATGTGTATTCTGCTAATCCATCGGCACTAGGTACAGGCGTTATGATTTCTGGGACACAATTTATAATGCCAGGAACATCAGGAAACACATGGCTTCCAGTAGTTCCTGTTATTTTTGAATATGGAAACCAAACCAGTCAACCTTTGACATTGCGTGGTGTTAATGAAAGTTTTACCATGTCATTAAATGGTCAAACTTTACCGGCTGGATTCAATATGTATATTAGTATAGAGTGGACTGAACAATAATGTCAGTAACAATTGATATTATTGACCATGATATTTTTAGGAGCATGAGAGCTTTTTTATTAAGTTTTTTACCTACTAATACAGAGGTTATACAAGCTCAAGATAACAAGGTAGCAATGCCAAAAAAAGGCTTTGTTGCCATGAACAATGTTGGTATGGATAGAATATCGTTTAATATAGATAACTATCAAGCTACAACACAAGGAAAAACTATACTCACTCCATTTAGATATTCACTCCAATTAGATTTTTATGGAGAAAATGCTCAAAATTGGTGTGCAGAAGCTGTTTCATTGTTTAGAGATGAATATGCAACTGATATTTTTCCGTCAAATATTCAACCTTTGTATGCTGATGATCCAATCCAGATTCCTTTAATTGACGGGGAATCTCAATACGAACAAAGATGGAAATTAGTAACCAGTTTACAATATAATCCAATTCTTACGACTACACAGCAATCTATGTTAGCCGCAGTTATTGATCTTGCACCGATTGACCAAACCTTTGCCCCTTAGGAGTTAAAATGAGTACCATTCCTTTTTCAGAAGTAGTATCAGTTGTGCCATCAGTCCTATCGGCTGGGGGCATTGCTGTAGATTTAAACGGTTTATTCTTAACACAAAATGAGTATGCCCCAAATAATGTAATATTAGAATTTTCTAATGCTGCTGGCGTTAAAAGTTATTTTGGCTCAACATCAACTGAAGCAACTTTAGCTAGTATTTATTTCAATGGATATTCCATTGGCACACAATTACCGGGTACTTTGTTCTTTTCTCGCTATGCCGAAACTGCAAATGCTGGCTGGTTGAGAGGTGGCTCATTAGCTGCATTAACTTTAACTCAGTTACAAGCATTAGCCGCAGGTACTTTAACATTAACTGTTGCTGGCGTTGTTAAAACATCAGGATCTATCAACTTATCAGGCGCTACAAGTTTTAGTAATGCAGCAAGCATTATTCAAAGTGCTTTTACATCGCCAAATTTTACAGTTGCTTTTGACTCTACACATAGTGCATTTATATTCACAACTAATGGAACTGGAGTTAGTCAAACTATTACATTTGCTACAGGTACATTATCAACTAGCCTAGCTTTAACTCAAGCAACTGGTGCTACTGTTTCTAATGGTGCTGATGCGTCTGTTCCTTCAACTTTCATGGATAACATAATTAACCAGAATCAAAACTGGGCAACTTTTATGACAGTTTGGGAATCAGTTTTAACTGAAAAACAAGCTTTTGCATCTTGGAGTAATTCAGTAGCTCCACGCTATTTATATGTATGTCAAGATTCTGATATAAATATTTTAACAGCCAATAACACAATAACTTTTGGTAACTACTTACAAACATTAGACATGGTAGGAACATGCCCTGTTTATTCAAATGCTAGTGATCCTTCATTGGCAGCATTTGTTTGTGCTTACGCTGCTTCTTTAAACTTTACTAGGTTAAATGGGAGAGCTACTTTATGCTTTAAAATTCAATCAGGTTTAGTTCCATCAGTAACTAATGCTACTGACTATGCAGCCATACTTAGTAACGGTTATAATGCTTATGCTTCCTTTGGTTCTAACAATCCTGCTAATAATGCCAATTGGTTTACACCAGGTAGTGTTTCAGGCGAATGGTTATGGGCAGATACTTACTTAAATCAAATTTGGTTAAATGCTAATTTGCAATTAAGCATGGTTAATTTGTTGCTACAAGTTGGGGCAATTCCTTACAACTCTCAAGGTTATGGCTTAATATATGCAGCGGCTTTAGATCCGATAACTGCTGCTGTGAACTTTGGAGCAATTAGAGCTGGTATTAACGTATCTGCTTCTCAAGCTGCTCAAATACAATATGCTTTAGGTTTTAATGCTGCACCAACTATTGCTGCTCAAGGTTTCTATTTACAAATAGCACCTGCAACTGCACAAACTAGAGCAGCTAGACAATCTCCACCAATGACTTTATATTATCAAGATGGTGAGGCAGTTCAAAAAATTACTCTAGCGTCTATTGCTATTCAATAACAGCTTAACTACTAAGGATTAAATATTATGGCTACAATTACTTCGGCTAATGCGGTACTAGCATTAGGTGTTAATACATATTTTCCAGTTCCACAAATCATTCAAGGATTTGCGGTTGATGATGCGTTTGAATCAGAAGCAGTGCAACAATCTGAAGTATTGATGGGTGTTGATGGTATTTTATCTGGCGGCAAGGTATTTGTGCCGTACAAAATGACTATTCATCTTCAAGCTGACTCCCCAAGTGTGTTTTTGTTTGACGCATGGCGTAATGCTCAAAATGCTGCACTTGATGTATTTTCTGCATTTGGATCTATAAACTTGCCAGGCACTAGCATGGTGTATACATTAAACAATGGTTTTTTGACTTCTGCTACTCCATTCCCTGCGGTTAAGAAAACATTGACTCCATTAGTGTATGAAATCACTTGGCAAAGTATCGTAGGTGGTCAAGTTTAATGGCTCGTAAAGAAGCAACTTTTGTAGCTGATGATGGACGGGATAAGGGCAAGACTTACCTTATTACTGAAATGTCAGCTACACAGGCTGAATACTGGGCAATCAGGACTATTTTAGCAGTAGGTAATGCTGGTATAGATATTCCTGAAGAACTTGCTTCACAAGGGATGGCTGGCTTATTAGCAATAGGGTATAAAAACTTACTAAAGATTCCTTTTGAAATGGCTCGTCCTCTTCTTGAAGAAATGATGGGGTGTGTTCAATACGCCCCTTCTAGCAACATTAAGCGCCCTTTAATTGAAGATGACATTGAAGAAGCATTTACTCGATTGAAATTAAAAAAAGCTGTGTGGAATTTGCACATGGATTTTTTTTTAAACGAAAACCAATCGACTTTGGAGTCAGAAATGCAGGAAAGCCAGTTAAACTCATTGAGTATCAAGCCACGCCCCAAACGATAGCAACTGTTGTATCGTCAAGATTGGCAACTCTCCATGAACTTGATACAGTTTATGGAGTTGAGGATTTGTGGATACTTTTAGAAATTAATTCAGTTGATCGACATAACGCATACCTAATAAATAAGGGATAAAGAATGGCTACGGTTATAGACTCATTACTTATAGAATTAGGCATTGATGCGTCTAAATTTAATTCTGAACAAAAAAAAATTGTAGATGCCTTAAAGGAAATAGCAGAAAAAGCTGAAGAAGCAGCTAATGCAGAAGTAGAAAGCTCTAAAAAAGCAGAAGAAGCCACTAGAAAAACTGGAGCAGAAAAGAAAAAATCTGCTACTGAAGAAAAGAAAACAACTACCGAAAAGAAAAAAGCATCTGAAGAAGAGAAGAAAGCTGGGCAACAATCCGATAAAATTGCCAAAGAAACCCATTTAAACACTAAAAAAACCGCAGATGGTTTTGATAAAGCTAAAGATGCTTTGCTTGGTTTTGGAACTGCTTTTCTTGGTTTAGCAGGTGTTAAAGCTTTAAATGACATGATTTCTGAAACTGCTAAAAACAGTGCAGAATTAGGTCGTCAATCTATTATATTAGGCGTTCCATCAGAAGAGTTACAAAGTTGGGGAGCATTAGCAAAAGCAGTTGGCGGTTCTGAAGAAGATGTAATAGGTTCTTTGCAATCAATACAATCTGCTTTGACTGATTTTGCTACATGGGGAGGCAGTCAAGGCGCTATCGTTTCTGCATCTATATTAGGATTAGATACAAAAGACATTGATAAATTTGATATTGTTGCTGAAAAAGTAAAGAAATACATAGAAGATACAAAAGATAAGATGCCCGGTGGTGAAACAGCTGCTATTCAAAGGGCTAAACAATTTACTGGTCAATTTGGCTATAATGAATCAACTTTTAAATTATTACTGCTTGGTGGTGATGCTTTAAAAGATTTAAATGAAAAATATAAACAAATTGGGCATATAACACCAGAATTAATAGCATTATCGACTGAATATACTAAAGCAAATGCTGAATTATCTCAGTCATTTACTGGGTTAAAAAATGTAATTAGTGAAGGAATGTTTCCATCGCTAACCAAGTTAGTTGATCTCTTGTCTGAAGCAACAGCAGCTACGGCAAATCTTTATGAAAATACTTTAAAATATCTTCATAACACATCATTTTTTAAATCAATAAATGGATTTATATTTGGAGAAGAAGGATCTTCTGCCGCCAATACAGGGCTTGGTGGCCCAATAACAAATACTGATGCTTTATTTGCAAGCATAGAAAAGGAAAATGGATTGCCACCTGGAACTATGAAAATGGTTCGACAGATAGAATCATCTGGAAATAATGGTGCTATCTCTCCAAAAGGTGCAAAAGGCCCATTTCAAATGACTGATGCAACAGCAGCAGCTTATGGTGCTGGAGGGTCTGATGTTTTTGATGTAAATAAATCAGCAAACGCTGCCGGAAAGTTTCTTGGTCATCTTTTAAAAAAATATCATAGTATGGATCAAGCTTTAGCTGGGTATAATATGGGAGAACCTAACCTAGATAAAGTTTTAAGTGGGAAAATGGGTATGCCGTCAGAAACCCAAGGCTATTTAAATAAAGCATATAATTATGTAGGATCATCAGCCACTAGCCCTATGAGTTCTAATAATAACAATTCTAGCAATACACAAGTTACTGTTAATGAGGTTACTGTTAATACAAACGCAACTGATGCTGATGGAATTGGTCGTGACTTTAACAAAGCAGTTGCGAATAATTCTATGGTTTATAACGGAGTAGGTGGAGGACTTAGATAATGTCAAATATACCTTATCCAGATGTTCCACCATTGCCGGGCGTACCTGCTGTAAGTAGATCAGAAAGTGAAGGCATAGCTGTAGGTTTAGCTGTTGCTGCGGAACTATATGCTTTGTATTTAAAAATTAAAAATACTCCTGTTAAATATCCAAAACAGCCTACTCAATATGCAATGTGGGGCATTTTATATGGAAATAGTTTTGATAGTGCTAACTTAGAATATTTAGTAACACAGAACTCAGTAAACACTGCAAATATTACTACATCTTTTTTTACACAAAATAGTGCTTCTTTGGGGTCAACTAAAGTAACAAATATTAAAGTTAAAGGAAATTATGCTTTGACTCCAGATTCTTTTGTAAAATTTGAATATAAGGAAAATCATAAGATACCTAATTATCCTGTAGAGCAAGGCAGCTTTCAAAGTTATAACAAAGTTACTTTACCTTATGAGATAAAGCTTATAGTTACTAAAGTTGGTATTTTTGATATACCTCCTTTTATAAATCAAATTTTATTATTATTAAATAGTACAGATATTCTTAGTATAGTTACGCCAGATAAAATATATAACTCTGCAAATTTAATAAATTTTGATTATAGAAAAGAAGCCAGAAATGGTGCTACTTTGTTAATTGCAGAATTAACATTTCAAGAAGTGCGTATTGCTCCAAATCCTTCGTTACCTAC